ATTATTTTTAGACGAAGAAAACGAACATTCAGGAATAGAAGCTATTTCCGTTGTTGAATCTCCTGCAATAGAATCAGATTTTATTGCACTCAAAAACCAAGAAATTAAAATGGCAGAAGTAGATAAGGAAAAACGAATCCTTATGGGTGCTGCTTTAATACCAAATAAGCCTATTTACAGAAAGAACGAGAAAGACGAGGGGTATTATGTGTATTTCTCCTCCGATACTGTTAAAAAGGCTTCAGAGATGTTTTTAATAAGAGGTAATCAATCTAAGGCAACATTAGAACATCAAATGGCTATACAAAATTTAACAGTTGTTGAATCTTGGCTAGTTGATGATCCTAAAATGGATAAATCAGTTAAATATGGTTTAGATGTGCCAAAAGGTACATGGATGGTCTCTATGAAAGTCAATAATGATGAAATCTGGAATGATTATGTAAAAACTGGTAAAGTAAAAGGGTTTTCTATTGAAGGATTTTTCTCAGACCAAGCTAACAGACCAAAAGAGCAAATAGAAGAAGAATTAAAAGCAGATACATTACTTAAAAAAATAAAAGACATTTTAAATGATAAGAAAGAAGAAATTTAAAAATCTAGCTCATAATTCTCCAAAAGGGAGCAGAAGAGGTTGTTTATGTAAAGACAACACCTATCATCCAGATTGTTGTGATGGTTCACTTCATGCACAAGGCATTGGAAAAACACAGGCTACATAAAATAAGTGGAAACAGTTTTCACTTTTGTCGTACATATAATAAGCAATTAAAAAATATTTAAATGAAAGCATCAGAAATAGTTGAATCAATAAAACAAGTTCTAGGAATGGAACTAGCAGAAGTTAAAGTAGAGTTAGAAGAAAGAAAACTTGAAAACGGAACTAGAATAGAAGCTGAATCTTTTGAAAAAGGTAAATCTGTATTTATTCTAACAGATGATGAAAAAGTAGCTATGCCAGTTGGTGAGTACTTATTTGAAGATGGTACTTTATTAGTTGTAGAAGAAGAGGGAGTGATTGCTGATGTTAGAGAAGATGTTGATGATGAAGTTCCACAAAAAGAAGAAGCAGGAGAAGAAAAGGAAGAAATGAAAGAAGAAGAAGAAATGGATGAGGAAGCAGACGTTGCAGACTGGAAAGGAATGGAAAAAAGAATAAAAAATTTAGAAGATGCTATTGCTGATTTAAAATCAGATAAACAAGACAGAAATTCTAAAGAAGAAGAAATGTATTCAGAAGAAAAGAAAGAAGAAAAAGTTGAAGCAGCTAAAGTTGAACTTAATGAAGTTGAAGTTTCTGCTGAACCAATCTCTCACAATCCTGAAAAGATTGAGAAAAAAGAAAGAGTAAATCTAGCAAAAGGTAGAGCTAGAAGTACTATGGATAGAGTATTAGAAAAATTAAGTAATCACAAATAATAATTAAATTTTAAAACATGAGCAATCACAAAGTAGACCTAGCAACTACGGTCAACATCACAACGACTTATGCAGGTCAATGGGCATCGAAATATGTGTCTATAGCTTTGCTAAGTGGAAAAACATTAGACAATGGAGGGGTAACAATTATGCCAAACATTGACTATAAGTATGTCATTCAAAAAGGAGCATTTGATGCTAACTTCATTAAAAACGCAAGCTGTGACTTTACAGACACAGGTGCAGTAACTCTTACTGAAAGAGTACTTACTTTAGAGGAGTTCCAAATCAACTCTGAATTTTGTAAAAAAGACTTTTCACAAACATGGCAAGCTGCTGAAATGGGATATTCAGTTTTAAATGGAAACCTACCTGCTTCATTCCAAGAATTTATTGTTACACAATTTGCTGCTAAAGTTGCAGACAAATACGAGCAAGTAATCTGGAACGGAACTAACGGAAATGCAGGAGAGTTTGACGGATTTACAACTTTATTCGCTGCTGATGGTGATGTAGTAGATGTTGCTGCTGTAGGTGGTGGAGTAGATGCTGCAAATGTAATCGCTGAATTACAAAAAATAGTAGCTGCTATTCCTGCAACTGTTTACGAAAAAGAAGATATGCATGTTTATATAGGAACTGATATGTTAAGATTCTACATTCAAGCTTTAGGCTTAGTAGGAGCAGGTTCAGGTATCGACAATAAAGGAACACTTTGGTACAATGGAGTTCCATTAACAATTGATGGAATCAAATTATTCCACTCACCAGGTATGCCTGCTAACAAAGCAGTAGCAGCTCAATCATCTAATTTATATTTCGGTACTGGATTACTTTCAGACATGAACGAAATTAGAATTATTGATATGCAAGACATCGATGGATCACAAAATGTAAGATTCATTATGAGATGGAAAGCAGGTATTGAATACGGAATAGGAAGCGAAGTAGTATTATACGCTTAATAGTAAGTAAATAAAGTTTAACCTTTTAAAATAAATAAATATGTCATGTAATTTAAGTGCAGGTAGAGCAGTCCCTTGTAAAGATGTAGTAGGGGGGATTCAAAAGGTTTTCTTTGTTGACTTTGGTGGACTGGGAACAATAACATACACAGCAGATGAAATAACAGATGCAAGTGGTACGTTCTCAGCATACGAGTATGATTTAAAAGGAGGTAGTTCTTTAGAGCAAACAATAACAAGCTCAAGAGAAACAGGAACGACTTTCTTTGAACAAGTCCTTACTCTAAATCTTACTAAATTAAGTAAAGAAGATAATGTACAAATAAAGCTATTGGCTTACGGAAGACCTCAAGTAGCAGTCGTTGACAACAACGGAAATGGTTTCTTGATGGGTGTTGAGTTTGGAGCTGAAGTAACTGGGGGAACAGTTGCTACAGGAACAGCTATGGGAGATTTAAGTGGATACACATTAACTCTAACAGCTCAAGAAAAACTTCCTGCTAATTTTATCTCAGGTGCAACATTAGCTAATCCTTTTGCAGGATTAACAAATGCAACTGAAACAATAGTAGTAGGTACTAATAGCTAAAAAACGATAGGTTTCTTTTCATTAAGTTTTGTTTAGGTTAGAAAGGGGTACTTTAACGAGTCACCCCTTTTTATTTAAAAATTAAGATATGATAATACTAAGGGAGGTAAATACATCACAGACTATCAAAGTAATTCCTAGAGAATATTTTACTACTACTACTTATGCAGTCAACATTACAAGTGATTCTGAAAATAAGAGTGTTTATTCTCACAATTTTATTAACGAGTTTACTTTAGATAAATACTATTACCAGTTTAGTGATTTCTTTCCAAATTTAGAAGAAAACAATTTTTATACGTTAAGAATATCAAACTCTCAAAGAGAAGTTTTTAGGGGAAGGATTTTTTGCACTAATCAATTTCCTATAAGCACATTTAGTGTTAATTCTGGAGAGTACACAACCACGACCTCAACTAATGAATTTATATTCTATGAAGCATAAAAGCGACATTCACATTTTAAATCTTAATTCTTACGAAGCTCCGAGAGTTTATGAAGAAAGAAACCAAGATTTTGTCTCTATTGGAGATAATAACGATTATTACCAGTATGTCATTGATAGATATATTGGCTCTACTACAAATCATGCTATTTTAAATGGTGTTACTAATTTTGTTTATGGTCATGGATTAGATGCTACCGATTCTAGTGAAAAGCCTGAGCAGTATGCCCAGATGAGGTCATTACTTAAAAATAAAGACCTATTTAGAGTAGTGCAGGACTTTGTTATTTTAGGAGAAGGAGCTTTTCAAGTAACTTACAATACAGAGAGAAAAATAAGTAAGCTTACCTACTTCCCCAGACAGACTTTAAGAGCCGAGAAATGCAACGATAAAGGCGAAATAGATGCCTATTATTACCACCCTGACTGGAAAGACTACAACAGAAACGATAAACTTAAAAGAATACCTGTATTTGGGACATCTAAAGAGTTAAATGAAATCTTTATTGTCAAGAAATATGTAGTTGGATTTCACTACTATAGCTTACCTAGCTACTCAGCTTCTATGCCATACGCACTTTTAGAAGAAGAAATTTCAGCATACTTAATCAATGAAACACAAAATTCATTCTCAGGAACTAAAGTTGTCAATTTTAACAACGGAGTGCCAGACAAAGAGAAACAAATACAAATAAAAAACGATATTTTAGGCAAGCTTACAGGTTCTATAGGTGACAAAGTAATAGTTGCCTTTAATGCAAACCAAGAATCTGCAACAACTGTTGAAGACATATCTCTTAACAATGCTCCAGAACATTATGCTTACTTAGCTGAAGAGTGTGTTAAAAAATTAATGGTAGGTCACAGAATTACCTCTCCACTTTTACTAGGAATTAGAGAATCTGGAGGAGGACTAGGAAATAATGCTGATGAGATACAAACAGCTACAGATTTATTTTTAAATATTGTTATTAAACCTGCTCAGGACATTGTTATAGATGCTTTAGATGACCTTTTAGCCACTAACGACATAGCTCTTAATCTTTACTTCAAAACTCTAAAACCACTAGACTTTATGGATGAAGATACTGATTTAACAGACGAACAAGTTGAAGAAGAAACAGGAATAAAGCAAGAAGATGTAGATGAACAAAAAGTAGAGGTAGATTTAAAGAAAATAGATGGCAAACTTGTTTTTGAAACTCCTGAAGAAGCAGAGGAGCAAGCTGAGAAGTTAGGCTGTAAAGGACATCACGAACATGAAGAAGATGGCAAGATATGGTATATGCCATGTGAATCTCATGATGACTACCCACAGTCTATGAGTTTAACTAAAGAAGATTTAAATGAAGAGGAAACTAAAAACATCTTAGGTATTCTAGCAGAAGTAGGTCAGGTTATGTCTGATAATTATGTTTATGTAGATGAAATAGATGCTGATGATGACATAGACAATGAGGACTGGGCAAATTACCTTATAAATGAGAAAAAAAGTACACTTTCTAAAATTAAAGGACTACTTGGGTTTAAAGATGAAATAGATTCTAAAAAGAAAGGAAGTTCTTATAGTGATTTAGATTCTAAAAATGGCTTATATAAAATTAGGTACACTTATGCAATAGGCTCAAACAAGCCAAGTAAAACACAAAGAGACTTTTGTGCAAATATGATGGACATGGCTAGAGCAGGTATTGTATGGACTTTAGAAGATATTGATAGAGCAAGTAGAGAGGGAGTAAACAGAGAATTAGGTCATAAAGGTAGAGCTTACGATTTATTTAAATTTAAAGGAGGTATTTACTGTAGGCATAAATGGAGAAAAGTTTTATACAGACTAGAAAGCAATACTGAGCCTTCTAAAAATCTTTCTAATTATAAAAAGACTAGAACTATTCCTAAAACATATAACAGAAATCCTAGAGGTTCAAAACAGGCAGCAACAGCTCCAGAAAATATGCCTAATAGAGGAGCATATCCAAAATAAAATTTAAACTATGGCACAGGTATTATTTATAAACAGAGACGATTTAGTAAGGTTCACTTCGGCAAATGGAAATATTGACACAGATAAATTCATTCAATATATTTTTATTGCTCAAGAAATTCAAATACAAAGGTTTTTAGGGACTGAATTATATAATCAGTTAGAAACTAAAATTACTAATAACAATTTAACAGGTCATTATTTGACTTTAGTTACAGATTATATAAAACCAAGTTTGTGTCATTGGGCAATGGTTGAATATCTTCCTTTCGCTGCCTATTCAATTTCTAATAATGGCATATACAAGCATACTTCTGAAAATGCTGTTAATGCTGATAAAAACGAAGTTGACTTTTTAATAGAAAAAGAAAGAACAACTGCACAATATTTTAGTAACAGATTAATTGATTATTTACAAGATAATGCAGCAGCTAATTTTCCTGAATACTATGCTAATAGTTTTCCAGACATATATCCAGACGACACAGCAAATTTTGGTGGATGGCAGTTAAGTTAAAAAAAACAAACGAGCAAGAAAAAAATGAAATCTTGCTACAAAAATATTTAGAAAATAAAGTAGAATCAAATAAAAATAAAACAAATTGGCAACATTTACAGGACAATTAATTTCAGCTACTTATGATGCAATTATAAAAACAATAGATAATGATGCCATAGGAGGAACAGCTAAACAACTTACAGACGGACTTGGCAATGTTACTCCTTTATATGTTTCCACTACACAAATAGGAATAGGTATAACTCCAACAGAAGCTCTGCAAGTTTCTGGTAATATAAAAGCTAGTTTATCAGTCATAGCTACTACTTTTAGTGGTGACTTAAATGGAACTATAAACACAGCAACAACAGGAGTAACACAGGGAGCAGCAGATGATTCTACAAAAATAGCCACTACTGCATTTGTACAAGCAAGTCATACTGGAAAGCCAACAGGATCAGGAACAGGTGGTAAAATACCTCTTTGGAGTGGCTCAGGTACTTCTACAGTATTGACAGATAGTTCAATTACAGAGGAATCTACACAATACTTATTGACTAAAGACATTAGAATTTTCGATACTATTCCTGCTATAACTTTACAAGATTCTGATAGTTCTGGTAGTGCTTCTCTTGGAGACATACAATGGCTAGACAATGCAGCAAGTCAAAGAGCTGTAATAAGCTTAAACAATGCGATTTTAGGAATAACCAGTAAGCATGGAGGCTTAAATTTTGGAACTAACTCTACAAATGCTTTAACGATTGACGGAAGCCAAAATTCTGTATTTCAGGGTAGTGTAACAACAGGAGGTGATGTAACAGTTAGCTCAGGTACAGAAGGTGGTGCTGTTCTGCTTGGTAGTTCTGCTAGTATATTTAGTGAGCAAGGTATTACTTTTAAAGATAGTGATACTACAATTCAAAACACAGTTGCAGGAGGTGACATTGTATTCAAAACAAAAACTGGTGCAGGAAGTCAAAACACACATCTTACTTTGTTTGAAGATGGAACTTCTACTTTTGCAGGTCAGGTTACAATACCTGTGACACCTACTGCAAATACTGATGCAGCATCTAAAGGATATGTAGATACACAAATTGGAGCTAACAATGAGCTTTCTGAAGTATTAGCAAATGGTAATACTACTGGAGGAACAGACATAGCAGTAAGTGCAGCAGATGATATTACGTTTACCGATACTTCTAAAATCTTAATGGGTGGAGGTAATGACTTACAAATCTATCACGATAGTTCTAATTCTTACGTTTCAGATAGTGGAACAGGAGATTTAATATTAAGAAGTAATTCAACAGCAATTATCAAAAGTGACACTACAAAAATTCAAGCTTTTGGTTCATCTACTGATTTTGTAACAATAGACAGTTCTGGTACAACTAAAATAACAACAGATGGAACAGAGCAATTAATTTTACATAGGTCTGATAGTTCAATTTTTGAAAATAATACCATTGCAACAATTAAAGTAACTGCTGATGATCCAACTGCTAATGTTGTTGGTGGTCAAATACAATTTACAGGAGGTGGAACTTGGAGTACAAACAATTATCCAACAAATATAATATTTAGTAATGATAATGCAGGTACTTTAACACCAAGATTAACAATAGACAGTTCAGGAATTGTAAAAATTAATACAACTGCTGTTAACGCAAGGTTTAGGGTTGACGAAGGTGGTACAAGCGAATGGATAGCAGGATTTAAACATACTGGTACAACCCCTTATGGTGTTTTTATTGATACATCTGGAAACACATCTACAGGTTATACCCTTGGTTGCTACACAAATACTGGTACTGGCTTATTTCTTAAAAATGATGGAAACTTAGGAATAGGTATAGATTCGCCAACTTTAGTTGCAGGAAAAATTGTACACATACACGGAACAGCAGCAGGGGTTCATTTAACAGATACAGCTTCTGGAACGACAAGTGCTGATGGCAGTTATGTAGCTTTTGATAATCCAAATTTATATATACAAAATAAAGAAGCAGGTTCTATGTTTTTTGAAACTAATGGAACTACAAGATTAACCATAGACAGTTCTGGAAACGTAGGAATTGGAACGATTTCGCCTGCAGGTAAATTTAATAGCTATATATCAGCAACAAGACAATTAACACATAATGGTAATGGCGGAGATTTATCTATAATTAGTGATAATAACAGTAGTCCAGTAATGTTTATAAAAGGCACGGGTAATGCTGATTTGTTAAATGTTTTTGATAATACTACAGAGGTATTTACAATATTAGACGGAGGTAACGTAGGAATCGGA